CCAAACCTTATTGCTAAACAATTTAACGTTGTCCATCTTCTTCACCCCCTTCCATTATCCCAAACTCATATCCAAGATCGGTGATTGCGGAGTATTCAGTTTCTTGGATATAATGAAAAAGCCCGACAGTGAACTCACCACTATCGGACAACTTCATTTCAATTTTTAGCGGCATATTGCAACATGGGCATTTTACATCTATTATTTTTTCCATGCGCTATGCCCTCGTCTTGTTGTACTCATCGTCATACTGAGTCTTATCAGTTTCTTCTTCTGCGGGCGGTCTACCATTCTTTTCATTGCCGCTAGAAGTAAATTGAGACGCCCTCGGAGTGAATATCTTATCAAAGCCTCTCTGATTCTCTTCCTCGCGACGCTGGACTTCTTCTTCGAGATTGTATCCAAGTATCTCAAGAGCAGTGCGCATGGAGAGATTAAGTTGCGAATATACGAATGTGGCAAGTTCTTTCTTTAGTTTGAACTCAAGCGCCTCACTGTCGAGGATTTTTATGTCTGGCGCATACGTAGGATCGTATCCGGAGTCAATCAGAACTTGGGCATACCACTTCTTAAACATGTCCTCAAACTGTTCCGTGATGGAGTTTATCGCCTTCATCAATTGCTCAAGGCTGATTGTAGCGGTACTGACACTCTGATTGGCACTTTCCGGAGAAAGGAAAGTAATACCGAGAGAAGCCATTTCGCGGTTCAGATGATACCTGTATATATTTACGTCGGTAAGCCCAATCTTTGGTTCGCAGTAACTGACGCTTTCAATCCACGCTGGTGCGCTATACACAACGGATCCACTCTGACGGTATGCTTTAAGCAACTCCTTGTGAGCGAACGCCATTTCCGTAGTCGGGCGTTTATCGCCATTATCCCCAAGCATATTCTCCCGCATAATCTGGACAAGGAGTTTCTTTGCGCTGGCTCTTGACGTCACCTCGTCGCTCTTATAGAAGGACTGCAAAATTAAAGAGGCGGGCAACGCCCGGAAAATGGGGGAAACCCCATACAAACCACCATCGTTGCCTATGCGAACAACATAACTGTAGCGAATGTCCAGTTCCGCGTATGGCTCCTTGTTTACATAGGCTTGATACACTTCAGGAGGGTAGTTTGCTTTTATTTCGTCGCCTATTGTCGGGAAAAACATGTTTTTGCCCGCTCTAGTCTTGAACCCCAATTTTTGCAGACGCGATTTTAGTTCATTGATATCTATAAGAACAATAGGCTCTCCGCCTATACTGTATGGAGCAACTTTAGCCACCCCTAAAGGATAAACATCTACGCTCCACGACTTGCCTTCGTCGTTGCGGAGATAAAAGATTACCGTTCCGTTCTTATATGCCTCTGGCACTCTCTCGCGGATTATGCGCTTGATTTTGATTTCTTCGTTGAAGTCATCAATAAATCCCCTAATGTCCTTCAGTTTTTTGCTCTTATTGCGACCTTCCTCTTTTTTATACGAAAGTCGATAATCTGTGTTGATGTTGACGCGGACAGCTTCAACTGTTTTACCGATAACATCATCAATATTTATTGCCCTTGAAATCTGGCGGTTGATTTGAAGAATTTTGTCAAGGTTATTCTGGGGATTATCCGCAAGCTGCGTTAGATACTCGGTTGTAGGATCTTGCGCACTGCCTTTTGAATCAAGCACTACCGAATACACTTTGTTATCAAAGTTGTATTCGCGCATCGCACTCTCCATAGCTCGCTGGGCAATATCTTCTAGCGACAAGACTTTTTCATTATCCGTCTTCTTTGGGGGCGATGCATCAATGACAATAAAATTCTCAGACTGTTCCTCTTCGGGTTTAACCTTTTTATTCGACACGTAGCACACCCCCTTACAAAATAAAATCAATAGATGAAACTAAGGATTCCATGTCGTCTAAGTTAAACTCTTGTCTTCCTGTGAATAAATCGCGTGCTAGTTCGCTCGCGAAGAAACATCCCATTGCAAGACTGATGTATCTATCCTTTGTCTGCGTCGGCAATTCTTTAATCTTGATAAGCCCCGTATTTTCCATCTTCTCATACTCAAGATTTACCATCTCATTCACAAGGCACATCGTTTCAAGATAAGGCCGTTCATAATACAACTGAAGCTCTGTGTCTGTCGTCGTGAGGTATTCTGGGAATCTCTTTTGAATTTCTTCTGAGGATTCCGTATTGCTAATGAGAAGATCTATCATCTGCTCAGCAAGCATGTTTCGAAGATTGATAGCAATTTCGCTATTGATCCTTGCCGTACCCGTAAATGAGTAAATGACGGGCAGGGCATTGGGATTAGATATGCGCTTTGCCAATTCATCGTCGTTCATATACGTCCACGGCTTATACTCAACATCGCGCTCGTCATCATAGAGAACGCGCATCAGAGCGTCGCCAACCGAAATACCGGCGTTTCTGGTGTCCAACACACAAAAGTCAGCGTCAAAATCCTCATAAAGCTGCTTAATGCGAATTGCCTGCTTCGTGGTTTCGTATCCGCGACTTGCCTCCAAGTACGGCACTTGAACTTTGAAACTGTGGTCATATGCTCCACGGGTTTCGCCGTCCGTATTCACACCTTCCGGAAGCATTCGGATGCAAGTATACACAGAGTTGTCGTTTGCGCTATTGTTAATCATGGCAATATCGCACGACAAAATTCTGATTTCGCCGTCCTGACGCGGGATTGCGTTCTTGTTTTTCAGACGGGACTTATACTCTGAATTGCGAACAGGGTAGAAGGCGCGTTTCAACACTTGGTTCTTATTGATTATGTCAAACGTAAAGTACGCCTTTGTGTTGGATGACAGCATTTCATTCTCATACTCAATCGCCCAAGAAATCGGGTCGAGTTTCTTCTTCTGGTCTACCATGTATCTCCGCGTCTTGATATTGTGTCGCAACGTCAAACTGTAGTCCATCGCAAGCAGACAGGACGTGCCATTGTACATATCCTTAGCAATTGCCATGGCGGTTCCCCACATCCAATGACTTCTAAGCCACGCAGAACTGATATAAATTTCTGTAGGCTCTTCGAAATACTTGGTGTACTCGTCCATCTTGATATACGGCGGCTGCCTGACCATTGAGAAGGGGGAGAGAACGCTGTCAACGACGTTCTTATCAATAGTCCTAAACTCTTCGTAAATAAGAACTGTTGAGCGATAACCACGAGCGTTGTCACTGGCAGGAACAACCGTAATTGTGCTGCCATTGCGGAAATAGACAACCGTATCGTTCTGATTATCTCTAATATCCCGTATCTCACGGTTTAGATTGGGCGACATTGAGCAGAGTTCTGTCTTTATTTTCTCCGATACTATCAGTTTACTTTGTCGCTTAGTGCCGGACGCTATGACAATCTTTGAGCCGGGGTAGAGGATAGCTTTACAGCAAGCGTAAATGGCGATTACAAAGGATTTTGCGGCTGAACGCGCCGCGATGATGCAGAAAGATGGGTACAAGCCCATTAAATAGAGAATGATATGCTGATAGAGATGAAGCCCCAATCCTAAGTAGTGAGAGGCAAAGCGGTTGAAATTACGCCTGTAAAAAGTAATCCAATGGATAAGGCGCTCAACGTTTTCCTTCTGTGATAGGTAGTGTCCTGGAGCGCAGTGAGTGTGTACTTTGCTCTGATTATGATCAAGAGCTGGCATCGGCATCATCTCCACCCGAATCGCCATGGATGCTGAACTCCGGATCCATATCCTTGCTACCAGTAATCAAATTCCTAAAAGGCCGGACAATGAAGCGTTGGAAGTATTCGCCAAGTCCATCATGATCCTTATAAATCTTCTTGTCAGCAAAGAACTCTGCCGGGGCGTACTTCTCAATCTCTTGTATCCAAGTGCCAAACATATCCGTTTCCGCCTTCAGTTCCGCTTCTTTGGCGCTCTTGGGCTTTAGATTGGCACTTCCAAGCGTTGCTTGATAAAGCTGGGTGAGTTTGACGTACTTATCCACTTCCTCATTAGCAAGTGCGCGATTCTGTTGAACCTTAATGGTACACAATTCACGGACAAGGTTTTCCGTAACAATATCGTCCGACGCTTGCTCTTTGAGGTTTTTGTAGTGGGCGTTCATAAGTTCATATTCTTCTGGGGTATAACCAAAGCCCCAACGCTTGACAGAGCGTTCAGATACGGATACGCCGTCCCTTGATTGAACCATTTCTTCCAGCTTATCAATGCTGTCAATCGCATCGTCGGCCTTTAGCTTAATATAGTCGAGATAGGTGGTGCCGCGCTTTGCGCTTTGAGACAGATTTAGCTTAGCAGGATAAATGCTGATTCTGCTTCTGTCCATACTGATACGACGCGAGGCGGTGACAGCATCGTCATCATAAAACCAGTCAAAAATCCCACAGATGCGCTCAATGGCTTTTTCTTCGTTGCCGGAGAAGAAATCTACAAGCTGATAGTAGTACTTGTCAGTGCAAGATTTGCAGATGGGAACGTATCCGTTATTCCCCGCGTATAATGGTGACTTGGTTGGGGCGAAGTTATCTCGCTGGCGCTTGTAAACCTTGCCGCAACAAACGCACTGATAAGTGCGGTCTTCATCGTCCGGCTTGATATTCTGGATTTTTACGGTCTTGTTGATTTTGGTTTTTTTCTTGATATTGGCGGCAACTTTTTCAGCGCGTGTTGGCAAAAGGTTTCACCTCGATTGTGCCTTAATTATAAATCTGACAGTTTTGCTTTCTGGACACTCTTAACTCCATCTTCGTCAAAATACTTGCCGATTTCTTCGTCGGCGTCCATGTCTTTGTAGACACTAACCATCTCCACGGACTCCCAGCCGACCAGACTCTTGATGACATCGTCTGGTAACCCACTCTTCGAAAGTTCTGTGGTAAAGTGGTGACGAAGAGCGTGGATGTAAAAAGGAATGCCTAAAATCCTGCTGAAGGTAAGCGCCCATGAGTTGAGAGTGTCCGGATTCATATGGCGCGACGGATCACTACGATCAGGAAATAGCCATTCACTCTCAAGACCAATTTCCTTCCGGTAATCCATCCACAAATCAAAATAGGGCTTGAATTTCTTGGTCAATACATAGGCGTGGAGAAATTTGCCCATCCCTCGTCCTTTGGTTTTTATCTTTTCCGGAGTCTTATACAATGACCCGTAAATGATATTCTCATCAGAGAAATATGACACCTTAAAGCGAAGAAGTTCTTTCTTCCTACGCCCTGAATAGGCACCTAGAGCTAGAAGACATGCTTTATCATATTGCTTTTCTGCAACAAGGGTTTCAAGCAGGTAATTTATCTGCTCCTCTGAAAGTACGGTCTTTTCTCTGACTGCTTGATTGACAGGATTCTCAACCTTGCGGATTATTGGACGAAAATCTTTATACTCATCGTCCAGTATATTTTCTATGAAGTTTGAGAGGGAAGAAAGGGTGCTTTTAAGCCTGCGCACACGAGCAGGACTGTTCCCATTGGTGTTAATCAACCA